TTACCTTTTATTCCTGCTAACCGTGTACGTCGTGCTATCCCAGANGACATGGGCGGTGGTGGCGGAAGAGGTGTAGGAGACAACAACCCTCCTGCGGATAAACCTACAGCTAAACCTATGCGATTCGACGTAGAAGAACGAGGCGAAGAGATGTATTTTGAGCAGTATAACAGAGGTCTAAATAATCAAAGTCCTGTAGCCGACACCCTTGACACTTTTTCAGACGAGTATGACTGGAACCAGAGAGCGATGTACAAAAAATTAAGAAGCAACCGTCCTGCAGTAACTACCTTAGAAAAAGCCATAGAAGAAATGCCAGGATTTGACAACCCTAATAAAAAATATTCAATGCAGGAAATGTTAAACCTAGCAAGGAAACATGGCATAAAAGGTGGCGGTAAAAACACATACAACCAAAACGTCCTAAGTCAAATAGAAGAGTTCACTAAAACGTTAGCGCAAACGTCTCCTAATAAAATAGCTAACCTAAATGAAAAAATGACGAAGCAAGAATTGCTAGATTTAATTAATGAAAATAATCCTAGATTTTCAGAAACACGTACCACGGTTTCTGGGAAATTTGATAATGAATTTTATTCAAGAGACATGCCTGCAGAATTAGCTTACAATGTCCACAGTCCATTTGTTCCTAAATATGACGCACCTAGTTCTCTACAAGAAGCAGCAGAAAGAAGAAAGCCAGACTTAACAATTAATTCTCAATTTGCTATTAACTCTCGTTTAGCAGGCGACCCAGAAATAGAAGGCATAGCAAACAATGTTTTTGAACAAAGTGGCGGTCACCCCGAAGTAGGTGCAGGTTTCCAATACTTTGGTAAATCTCCTGATGAAATACCTAAAGAAATTACACTAGGAGAATTAGACAATAATATTTTTCACAACAGGACTCACATATATGACAACTTTTTCGCAGAAGGGGATGGTTCTAGGGCGGTAATCGGCAGTGAGTCTCAATCTCCATACAAGTTTACAAAAGATGAAGATAAAATTAAAGACTTTGGTGGTTTAAATTTTAGTGGCAGAGAAGCTGATCAGTCATATGTGGTAGACGAGGTAGCAGGAGTTTTATCTAGTGTCGACAATGTTTTAAAAATGCCTGGAACAGCACACCAAAAAATGTACGAACTCCAAGGGGTGTTAAAAGAATACGAAAGTTTTGTAGGTCGAGGAATGGAAGGTAACGCACAACGAGATTTTAATAGATTTATAGAAGATCTTAACCCTACCTTCGAACCTAAAAGCAATATAAATAAATTTATAGAAATGAGCCCTGAAGAAGCAGCAGATTTTATAGACACTGTTGAGCCATACGGGACTCCATATTTAAAAAACATGTATGAAGACAGATTTAAATATATACCTAAACCAAAATTTGCTGAGTTATGGCAAAATTATTTTAAGAAGACATATAAAAATACAGAAAAACTATACTCTGAAATTGGTATAAACGGACCGCTTACTTCTACGGCTAATGCAGCACAGGACCTCAAGCTAGAAACTACGAGGAAAAGAATTTTAAGTCAATTTGATGAATACAATCTTAAAGATAGAGAAGCCCTAAATGAGTTAGACAGATCATTAAAGTTAGAAATGCGAAAATCAACTCCAGGACTTGCACCTATCATAGAAGACTTACCTATGGTGGGTCAATGGTTTAACACAAGCACAAAAGCTACCATACAAGATGCAGTACAAAACAACGGAACAGACATCCTTTTTCCTAGTAATGGTAAAGCGGTGTCTAGGCAAGCAGGATTAGGCTCAGATTTATTACCAGATAACGCTAGAGATTTTGGAGATTTTCCTCCTGGTGAGGATCGTAGCTTTGGTGTATTTTTTGAAGACCTTGCTGACGAGGTTCAAACAAAACAAATTAACCGTGGTAAACAATATAAAGACCTCAGAATCAAGGCACTAAAACAAGCAGAGCAAGATTACGGCATTGACCTGCCATACGTAGAGTTCACTGATAACGCAGGTCAAGAGTTTTTGAGAATAAAAATGACACCAGAAATACAAGAAGCTTTTACAGTGCTTCGTAAAAATACAGGTGGAGCAATTAAAAAACCGTTAATGAATCTTAAATACTCTTGAAAAAAGAACTACTAGCACAACTACCTGAGGATGTCCTCAAGGAACACTTAGAGTTAGCCGAAAGGTTACAAGAAATAGAAGTTGTTGAAACAGCACAAAGTGGGTTCTTACCTTTTGTCAAAAGTCAATGGCCAGGGTTCATTGGCGGTGCTCATCATCAGAAGATGGCTGACGCGTTTGACCGCATAGCTAACGGTAAAATCAAAAGGCTTATAATCAACATGCCACCACGGCACACGAAAAGTGAGTTTGCGTCTCATTACTTTCCTGCTTACTTAGTAGGGCGTAACCCAAGTTTAAAAATACTACAAGCAACTCACACCGCAGATTTAGCAGTTAAGTTCGGTAGAAAGATTCGTGACTTAATGTTAACGGAAGATTTTCAAAGGATCTTCCCTGATGTATTAATTAACCCAGACTCAAAAGCAGCAGGTAAATGGGAAACCCAAGACAGGCGTGACGCAAAACTAAAGGGCGAGTACTATGCAGCTGGTGTAGGGGGTGCGTTAGCAGGAAGGGGAGCCGATCTATTTATTATTGATGACCCTCATTCTGAGCAAGATGCCATGAACCCAAAGTCCATGGAAGATACTTACGAGTGGTATACTTCAGGACCAAGGCAGAGGCTCCAGCCAGGAGGAGCGATTGTCATAGTTATGACTCGCTGGAACATCAACGACCTAACAGGTAAATTATTAAAAGATGCAGCAAGAGATCCAAAGGCAGACCAGTGGGAGTTAATTGAACTACCAGCTATATTGCCTAGTGGTAAACCACTATGGCCAGAGTTCTGGAAACTAGAAGAGATTCTAAGTGTTAAGGCTAGTTTACGTGGCGGACCAAAGTGGCACGCTCAGTACATGCAGAACCCAAGTTCCGAAGAAGGTGCATTAATAAAAAGAGAATGGTGGAACGAATGGGAAAAAGAAAAACCACCAACGTGTGAATACTTAATACAAAGTTACGATACAGCTTTCTTAAAAAGTCAGATGGCGGATTATTCTGCTATTACTACTTGGGGAGTATTTTACCCTGAAGGTAAAATAGGGGAAGACTTCTACAATGGTTTATCTCCACATATTATTTTACTAGACTGTATTAAAGGTAAGTATTCTTTTCCTGAACTTAAAGCTATAGCTCTAGAACAGTATCACGAATGGACACCTGATTGTGTTATTATAGAAGCTAAAGCCAGTGGAGTTCCACTTACACAAGAATTACGAAACATAGGTATACCTGTACAAAACTTTACTCCATCAAAAGGAAATGATAAGGTAGCTAGAGTTAATGCTGCTGCTCCACTATTTGAATCAGGAATGGTTTGGGCACCAGACACTAAATGGGCTAACGAAGTTAGAGAAGAATGTGCTGCTTTCCCTGCTGGAGATCACGATGACTTAGTAGATTCAACTACTCAAGCATTATTAAGATTCAGGCAAGGTGGGTTCGTAAAACTACCGAGCGATTATGAGGAAGAAGAACTATATCCTAGACGGAAAATAAGTTATTATTAACCATGGCAATTGAAAAACAAAATCCCCTACAAGATATTTTAATGGAAGTTGCACCAGAACAGATGCAACAACCTATGGAAGTTGAGCTTCCAGAAGAAATGGATATTGGTGGTCAAATGGCACCTGCTTTTGAAATGGGAGCAGACGGACAAATGGTTCCACTTTTTGATGAAGAAGAGTCTGCAGAAAATGAACATCAAGCTAATCTTGCCGAGGTACTAGATTCCTCCTCGCTTAATACACTAGCGAATGAGCTATTAGATGCATATGAACAGGACAAAGACTCACGTAAAGATTGGCTTGAGGTGTTTACTAAAGGGCTAGACCTTTTAGGCATTAAAGTTGAAGAACGTGATCAACCTTTTCCTGGAGCCACAGGCGTAAATCATCCACTATTAGCGGAAGCTGTTACACAGTTTCAAGCACAAGCCTATAAAGAACTTTTACCAGCAGGCGGTCCAGTCAAAACTCGAGTCATGGGAAATGAAAGCCCAGAAGTTTTAGAACAATCAGCCAGAGTTAAAGAGTTCATGAATTATCAAATCTGTGATGTCATGAAAGAGTATGACCCTGAAATGGACAGCTTGTTATTTTATCTACCTTTAGCTGGTTCTGCATTTAAAAAAGTTTATTACGATAACTTACTAGGTAGAGCTACCAGTAGATTAGTGAAAGCAGAAGACCTAGTTGTAGCTTACGAAACCACAGATTTAGAAACCAGCCCTAGATTTACTCACGTTATGAGTATGACAGGCAATGATTTAAAGAAAATGATGCTTTCAGGAACCTATAGGCAAACCGATGTCGGTGAGCCCCTAGATATGGACTACAATGAAGCAAAAGAAAAGATAGATGAGCTTCAAGGTTTATCTAGACCTATAACAGACTACGATGAATACACTGTTTTAGAGCTCCACGTTAATTTAGAGCTCGAAGAAGACGGTGATAACGGCTTTGCTGTACCTTATGTGGTTACTATCCTTGAAGATAGCAGTGAAATCCTTTCTATACGACGTAATTGGTCTGAAAATGACCCATTATTCAACAAAAAAGAGTATTTTATACACTATAAGTTCCTCCCAGGTCTCGGTTTTTACGGTTTTGGCTTAATTCACATGATTGGGGGGCTTACTAAGTCCGCTACATCAATTTTACGCCAATTAATTGACGCTGGTACACTAAGTAACCTACCTGCAGGCTTTAAAGCACGTGGAATGCGTGTACAAGGTGAAGATACACCATTAAGACCAGGTGAATTTAGAGATGTTGATGTCCCAGGTGGGGTAATTCGTGATGCATTGATGCCTTTACCCTATAAAGAGCCTAGTAGCGTATTAAGTCAGTTATTAGGTGTTATTATTGAGTCTGGACGTCGTTTTGCGTCTATTGCAGACATGAATGTAGGTGATATAGGCTCTCAACAGTTACCTGTAGGCACAACTGTGGCTATGTTAGAACGCGGTACAAAAGTGATGTCAGCTATACATAAACGCTTACATTTCGCNCAAAGGAAGGAATTTAAGCTATTAGCCGACATTTTTTCTAAAAGTTTACCCCCTGTTTATCCTTACGATGTACCAGGAGCAAGTAGAGAAATAAAAGCAGCAGACTTTGATGACAGAATAGATGTGCTTCCTGTTAGTGACCCTAATATCTTTAGTATGGCACAACGTGTTATGTTAGCTCAACAAGAATTACAAATGGCACAAGCAGCACCACAAATACACGATTTACGAGAAGCCTATAGAAGAATGTACGAAGCCCTAGAAGTTAAGAACATAGAACTAATTTTACCCCCTCAAGCTGAAGTACCGCCACGTGACCCTATAAGTGAGCAGCAAGCAGCAATGACAGGCAAACCTATAAAAGCCTTTGAGTTTCAAAACCATGATGCTTATATAACATCGCATTCTTATTTTGCACAGAACCCAATGATAGCACAAAACAAAGTTGCATTAACAGCAATATCTGCTAACATACAAGAGCATCAAGCTATGTTATATAAACAGCAAATTGAACAAGCAATGGGTCAACCGTTGCCTCCAATGGAAGGCGGTCAAATGCCTCCAGAAATAATGAACCAGATAGCAGGAATGGCAGCACAAGCTACTCAACAAGTTACTGGTCAAGCAAAAGCTATGGCGGAAGCTATGGCGGAAGCCAACATCGATCCTATTGTACAACTTAAAGAACAAGAGATCGCACAGAAAGCTCAAAGCGATATGGTAAAAGCACAAATCGATATGACTAAGATTCAATCTACAGAAGCAATAGCAGAAATGAAAATTGCTCAAGAAAGAGAAGAAACACTTATGAAAGAAAAAAGTGATATGCGCAAGGATTATCGTGATATACTAAATGATGTTAGAAAATCAGACACCGACTCAAGAGGTCAATAATGTTGAATAGAGCTAATTTTGAAGAACTCATGGGCGGTAACGCTAACCGTAGAAGAATGTCTCACGGAGGTGCATCAGGATATCATACGATGCCTGATGGAACTCACATGAAAAACTCTTCTATGAAAAAGAAAAAGAACGGTGGATCTATGACAGACACCAAAAAAAGTTTAAGGAGACCATAATGCCAGGAACGAATAGAGGAATGAAAAAGAAGAAAAAAATGAACCGAGGTGGAGATCCTATGATGGTTGGAATGAAACATGGCGGTAAAGCAGGCAAAAAGAAAGGAATGGCTAGAGGTTGCGGAGCAGCAACTAAAGGCAAGAGTTTTAACAAATGACAGCTAAGAAAAAAGGTCTAGATGGTAAAGCCTGTTGGAAAGGCTATAAACAAATGGGCACTAAAAAGAAAGGCGGTAAAACTGTAGACAACTGTGTTAAGATGTCTCACGGTGGAGCTTTACACGGTGGTCAAAAGAAACTTGACAAAAACAAAGACGGCAAGTTATCTGGAGCAGATTTTAAAATGATGGAACACGGAGGAATAGTTTCAGGAAATTCTAACCGTAGAAGATCAATGCATAATGGCTAGTCCAAGAAGAGGTAAAGCAAAAGTCAAAGTCACTAAATCTGGTAAAAGAGTTAGTTACGGACAAGCAGGAAAAGCCAAAGGTGGCGGTCCTAGGGTTAAGCCAGGAACATCAAAAGGAGATTCATATTGTGCAAGAAGTTTAGGTATTAAGAAAAGGTTATCTAAGAAAAAACAAAATGATCCAAACACTCCTAACAATCTATCAAGGAAAAGATGGAAATGTTCTGGTGCTAAATCAAGAAGAAAATAATTTAAATGCTAATAGACAAATTAAGAAAACTTATAACTGAAAGACAGGAACAATTAAAAACAACACTCGCCTCGGGCGGTGTGCAAGATTTTGAAAGTTATCAAAAAATCGTAGGCGAAATATCAGGTCTGTCGTTTACGGAAACTTTAATCAGTGACCTGCTCAAAGGAAAAGATGAAGAATGAAAAATGTAAAAGAATTTGGTAAAGGCGGAGAGCCAATACCAAACACGGTCGAAAGATTTGTAGATATTGAACCCGAAAAAGAAGATACGTTTACTCCTGAAAAAATAGAGGAAGACGAAACTCTTATCGGTCAATTACCAACCCCCACAGGTTATCGAATTATGATATTGCCCTTTAGTCGCAAACAAAAGACGAAAGGTGGTATCTGGTTAGCAGACTCAACACTAGAACAAGAACGTATAGGTACTAACGTTGGGTATGTAGTTTCACTTGGTCCAGACGCTTATAAAGACGAAAACAAATTCCCTGCGGGAGCTTGGTGTAAGCCTAAAGATTGGGTGATTTTTGGAAGGTATGCAGGAGCACGAATCAAAATTGAGGGTGGTGATCTGCGTTTATTAAACGATGATGATATTTTAGCGGTAGTCGACAATCCTGAAGACGTTACATCCGCTTAATGTTATCACGCAACAAAGGAGTAAACCATGGCTGAAGCTATGCAAGAAGAAGTAGAGGATTTGACGGAAGTAGAACTTCCTGAAACCGAAGAAGAAAAAGAGGCAGCAGAAGAAGAAGTTGTTGCCGAAACACAACCCGAAGATAAGGGTGAAACAGAAAGTGAGATTGAAGACTACAGCGAATCTGTAAAGAAACGTATAGGTAAGCTCACTTTTAAAATTCGTGAATCAGAACGCAGAGAACAAGCAGCGATTGATTATGCTAAGGGTGTTCAAGACGAATTAAATAAAACCAAAAATAAACTTTCAAAAACTGATCAAAACCTATATGATGAATATAAGAACCGAGTAAGTTCAGAACTTTTAGGTGCATCAGATAGGTATAAAAAGGCTTATGAGAATGGAGATACAGATTCTCTTTTAGAAGCTCAAAAAGATTTAGCCAAGTTGGCGGTCGAAGAAGAAAGCCTAAAAAGGGTATCACCTAAAAAAGAAGTTGAGAATGTAACTGAAGAACAGGTTGTAGAAAGAGTTGGAAATACAGCTCCCCAACAACAAGCTCCTCAGATACAGGAAGACCCAAAAGCGAGAGCATGGGCAACAAAAAATGATTGGTTTGGTTCTGATATAGCAATGACAACCAGTGCTTTTGCTTTTCATAGGCAGTTGGTTGAGCAAGAAGGTTATGACCCTACTTCTGATGATTATTATAAAGAAGTAGATAGAAGAATGGCTGATTCGTTTCCTCATAAACTAGGAAATGTATCACCGAACGCTGTGAACGAAGTAGTAGCAGGTTCTAGTAGAGGTTCTACTACAACTCGCTCTCGTTCACGTAGAAAAGTACAACTCACTCCGAGTCAAGTAGCGATAGCGAAAAGATTAGGGGTGCCACTAGAAGAATATGCTAAGCATATCAAGGAGTAAAATATGGTAGATAATAAAACAACTACTGAAACTGATCGGTCTCCCCGATCTGCAGAAGGTCGAGAATCTCAAACTCGAAGAAAACCTTGGAGTCCACCGTCCTTATTGGACGCACCCACCCCACCAGAGGGCTATATCTATCGATGGCTTCGTGAGTCAATGGTAGGACAAGAAGATAAAGCGAATATGTCAAAACGTATTCGTGAAGGTTGGGAACCTGTGAAAGCAGAAGACCATCCTGAATTTGAATCTCCTATGATTGATGAAGGAAAACACGCTGGAGTTATAGGAGTTGGTGGCTTAGTACTCGCAAAGATGCCCAAAGAAACAGTTTTAGAAAGAAGGGCATATTATGCTCGTCTTGCTAACGAACAAATGGAAGCTGTGGATAACAATCTTATGCGAGAGAGTAACCCTATTATGCCTATTAGTAACCCTAGTAGGACAAGCAAGGTTACGTTTGGAACAGGTGGAGAATAATTATTATTCTCTATAACACATATAATATAATAAAGGTGAAATAAATGGCGAATGTAAATGACCCAAATGGTTTTACTCCAGCATATCATATGTCAGGTGGAACTATCAGACCTTCTGAATTTGAAATAGCATCAGGAACCACAGGAGCAATCTTCTCTGGTGATGTTGTTAATCTTGCTAGTGGTCTAGTAATTCAAGGCACTGCAACAGGTGCCCCACTTGGCGTATTCTACGGAGTAGAATATCAAGCTACCGACGGATCTGTCGTCTTCTCAAAAAATTGGGTAGGCTCAACAGCAACGTTAGCTTCTGCTAATGCGAAAGCATTTGTGTATTCTGATCCAGATATTGTTTATTCGGCACAAGCTTCTGCTACTCCGACCCAAGCAACTATCGGAACATTAAACACTATCACAACTACAGCAGGTGATACTTCGACTGGTAGATCTAAAGAAGCAGTAACAGCTACAACTAGTAGTGGAATTGCTCAAGTCCACGGATTTGTAGATACACCAGATAATTCAATCGGACAGTATGCAAGAATGTATGTTTCATTCCCAGCATCCGTTTTCGCTAACAACTAAAAGGTGATATAAAATGGCAATAAATAGAGCACAACTAGTCAAAGAACTAGAGCCAGGACTAAATGCACTTTTTGGTCTTGAATACGATAGGTATGAAAACGAGCACGCAGAAATTTTTGATTCAGAAAACTCAGATAGAGCTTTTGAAGAAGAGGTTATGCTTTCTGGTTTCGCACAAGCTCCTACTAAAGGAGAAGGTACAGCAGTAACTTATGATACAGCTCAAGAAACTTACACATCTCGTTACTCACATGAAACAGTAGCATTAGCATTTGCTCTTACTGAAGAAGCTATAGAGGATAACCTCTACGACTCTCTTTCAGCAAGATACACAAAAGCTCTCGCTCGTTCCATGGCAAGCACAAAGCAAGTTAAAGCAGCAAACGTGTTAAATAATGGTTTTAGTTCTAGCTTCCCAGGAGGAGACGGTAAAGAGTTATTTGCTCTAGATCATCCTACTCTTACAGGTGGCGATGGAGCTAACGAACCTACCACTGACTCAGACTTGAATGAAACTTCATTAGAAAACGCAATGATTGATATCGCAGCGTTTAAAGATGAAAGAGGTATTAAAATTAATGTACAAGCAAGAAAATTGATTGTACCACCTCAACTTCAATTCGTCGCTGATAGACTTCTTAAAACTCCAGGAAGAGTTGGAACAAGTGATAATGACATTAACGCTATGAGGAACATGAGTATGTTACCTGATGGATATGTTGTTAATCATTATCTAACAGATACCGACGCTTTCTTCATTAAAACTGATGCCCCTAACGGGATGAAGCATTTCGTAAGATCCCCTATGTCAACAGGCATGGAAGGTGATTTCGAAACAGGAAACGTAAGATACAAAGCTAGAGAGAGATATTCTTTCGGTTTTAGTGACTGGCGTGGAATGTACGGTTCTAAAGGAGCGTAATGAGTTTGTAGAACTTTGATATTAATTTATCTTAAAGGGGAGCTTAATGTTCCCCTTTTTTTATTGTGAAAAGTACTATACAATAGGATATCTAGGATTTATTAACTTGTTCTACAGACTGACCTAGCAGACAAGCCAATACAGTAGAACTTATTTCCCAGGAGGAAATTATGGCGAATTCAACTTTTAGCGGTCCAGTCCGCTCAGAAAATGGTTTTAAAACTATTGATGTAAATTCAGATACAGGCGCAGAAACAGATGGGTTGGTAATCAACGCAGATGGTAATATTTTTACTGATGCTGGCGCACATACCCAATATGTTGCAGCAACAGGATATGGTCCAGCTGACTTTATAGTAGGTAAAGGCGGTAGCCAATATGGTACTGTTGATCCCTACACTTCAGGACTTACTCAACTATTTCCTTTAGGCAGTAGATTACTTTACGGTAATACTGTATATAGTTATGGTAGATTAGCAGCAAGTGCTGTTACAGCAGGTAAATGTGTAACTCACGCAGCTTCAATCGCGCATCACTTTGATTTAACTCCAACAGCAGGAGTCGCAGCAGGTGAAACAGCAATATCAGTAGAAACTGCTGGCACTGACATTACTCTTAACCAATACGCAAATGGTTATCTTTATGTAAATGATGCCGCAGGTGAAGGTCAAATGCTTAGAATTAAATCTAATCCAGCACATGATCATTCAGCCGATCCTTCTATTGTTATTACTTGCTACGATGATTTAGCAACAGCAATTACAACAAGCTCAAGAATTACTTTAATTCCTGATCCACGCAGTGCTTTAATTGGTCAAGCCGCAACAACTACAGGTGCAACAATGGGTGTAACAGTTGTCGATATGGCAGCTAGTGCTTACGGTTGGTTTGCAGTTTCAGGACCAGCAACAGTATTGACTTCAGGAACATTAGTCGTAGGTAATCACGCAGTGCCTTTAGGAGCTGTCGGTGCAGTTGGACCAGCAGCAGGAGATGTTATACAAGTAATTGGTGTAGTTATGATTGTCAATGTAACAACTGATTACTCATTAATTAACCTTACAGGTATTATTTAAGGAGTAGAACATGGCAGACGCAGTAACTTCAACAACTCTGTCAGATAGTGATAGGTCGGCTGTTATACAGCTGACCAACACATCCGATGGTACAGGCGAATCAGCAGTAACTAAAGTTGACGTAAGTGCTTTAACAAGTAGATCTACCGATGCAGCCCCATGCACTGGTGTAAGATTAGCTAGAATTGTTTATTCTACTTTTGGTATGAGCGTAAAACTTTTGTGGGACGCTACTACCAATACTATTTGTTGGGACTTAAATTCAGATTATACAACTGCCGAAGACTTTACAGAGTTTGGCGGTATACGAAATACCTCAGGCAGTGGAAAAACAGGAGATATAGCACTAACTACCACAGGTCACTCAAGTGCTGACTCGTATGTTATAGTACTAACTTTATTAAAAGAGTTTTAAGTAAATGGCAACTTCAGGCACTAAAACTTTTGCCTTAGATATAGCGGACACTATAGAAGAAGCCTACGAACTAGCAGGTCTAGAACAACGTACAGGTTACGATGCAAAGACCGCGAGGCGTTCGCTTAATATTATGTTCGCAGATTGGGCTAATAGAGGCGTTAATTTGTGGACTATAGAACCAGTAACCCTAGATATGGTTGTAGGAACTAATAGTTATAATTTAAACAGTTATGATATAGATATTATATCCGCAGTTTTAAGAACTACAACAGCAGGAGTTTCTACTGATGTAGAACTAACTAGGATAGGAAGGACAGAATATTTAAATATTCCTAACAAAGATAATTCTGGTAGACCAGTTCAATTTTTTCTAGATAGACAAACTACTCCTGTGTTAAAGGTATGGCCAACACCAGACATTACTTCTCAAGTTGTAACATACAATATACAACGTATTGATGACGTATCTACTTCTACAGAAAATCCTGATGTACCTTCAAGGTTTATACCTTGTATGGTTAGTGGGTTAGCGTACAACATAGCGTTAAAAAAGAATCCTGAAAAAGCTGGGTTGTTAAAACAAGTTTATGAAGAGCAGTTTAGTTTAGCAGCAGACGAAGATAGAAGTCGAGTTTCTTTAAACCTAGTACCAGCTAGAAGTTACTATTAATGGCGTATGCTTTAGGAACACATGCTAGAGCTATATGTGATAGGTGTGGATTCAACTACCCTTATTTAGAACTGAAAAAAGAATGGACAGGTTTTAAAGTTTGTGAAGAATGTTACGAGATCAAACATCCACAACTTGAACCAGCACATCATAAAGCAGATCCAGAAGCACTCAGAGAACCAAGACCATCCGTTTCTGCTCCCACTACAGGACTAGGTTTTGTTAGAGTATCTAACCCTGTTAATCCTATAAATTTAGTAAGTTCACCTATCATGTGGGCAGAAAATAGTGATACAATAGGTTCTAGTTTTGAAGGACTAACTTCAACAAGTGGAGTTGGTAGCGTGACAGTAACGACGGTGATAACATGAGTTGGACATATTCAAATTTAAAAACAGCTGTACAAGATTATCTTGAAAGCACAGAAACAAGTTTCGTATCTCATCTTGATGAGTTCATAGAAACAACAGAAGAACGAATCCTTAAAAATGTACAATTAGATGTTTTTAAGAAAAACGTTGACGGTAAAGCAACGCCAAACTCTCCTTATTTAGGAGTGCCCTCTAGTGATTATTTATCTACTTTTAGTCTAGCCGTTAAGGACAGTGCTGGAGCGTATGAGTACTTACTATTAAAACAAGTTTCTTTTATGAGAGATTTTAATCCTAATCCTGCCACTACGGGAGTGCCAAGATTTTATGCAGAATTTAACGATAGTACTTTTATTATCGCACCTACACCAGCTACAGATTTAGATTTTGAGCTGCACTATTTTTATAGACCTACCTCCCTTACTTCAGCAGGAGATACAGGCACCACATGGTTGTCAACAAACGCTCCTAATGCTATGCTCTACGGTTCTTTAGTAGAAGCATGTACATATTTAAAAAATTACGAAGTTATCCCATCCTATGAACAGAAATTTCAAGAAGCCTTACTAGGACTTAAAAATCTTGGTGAGGGTAAATCAACCAGAGACCGATACAGGTACGATGAAATAAGGAGAGAACCACAAGCATGAAAATACCAGAACTCAAGGGCAAGCATGTTGCAATTATAGCTATGGGCGAAAGCCAACTAGACTATCATTTATCAAAAATATACAGCAACAAATACGATGAAGTATGGGGAATAAACTGTATGGGTGAAATAACTAAATGTGATAGAATTTTTATGTTAGATCCTGCGAGTAGATTTTTAGACACAGACGATGCAGGTAGTCAGACTGGTATTATGAAAACCATGTTCAAAAATTATAAAGGTCCAATTTACAGTTGTGAGCTAGACGAAAGAGTGCCAAACATAGAAGTGTACCCTATAGAAGAAGTAGTACAATATGCAGACTGTGCATATTTAAATAACACAGTACCTTTTGCGTTTGCATACGCACTTTATCAAGAAGTTGCACAAATAAGTATTTACGGAATAGATTTTAGTTATAAAGGAAATCTGCACTATGCAGAAGCAGGTAAAGCATGCTGTGAGTTTTGGTTATCTAAGTGTATAGAAAATGGAATAAAAGTTGGTGTAGGTGCTCGTTCTGGTTTACTAGATACTAACGTACCTATAGAAGAAAGAATATACGGTTTCCACAGATTACCTGACCCAATAGTGATGAATGTAGAAGAAGGGGTGTTTAAAAAATGTACGATGAGTGAGTACAATAGAAAATTACAAAAACAGAATATGGATAAATTAACAAGTTCTGATTTCGAAATGCCTACCCAACTAACTGCACCAGAAGCCAAGAGGTATTAATATGTTTCCTACAGATGGTGTTTCTGGGTTTGGTGATGTTTTAATAAAAACTGAAACGAATAGAGGGCATACTCCTGAGTGGTGGGCAGAACAATGCACGAGTAGAATCTGCGGTATTTCTGAAAACGCACAAGGGCATATTCGTCAACAAGCAGAAGAATATAGACTAGCTATTTATAATACAATACTTTATCATATAAAGTGTGCAATGAACAGTGAGAGATGTACGATGACTAACTTGCTAAGCACACAAGGTCACGAAGACTTAGCTAAAATTTTAAAGGAACTTTAATATGGCAATTACATCAACATTAACAACTAGCTTTAAAAAAGAGCTACTAGAAGCAACACATAATTTTCTGCTTCTGGCGGTAACTCTTTTAAATTAGCTCTCTATACTAGTTCAGCTACTTTAGGAGCTACTACAACAGCTTTTACTACTACAGGTCAAGCTAGTGGTACTAACTACTCTTCAGGAGGTTCAGCTTTAACAAACATAGCTCCACTTACCTCAGGGACAGTTGGTTTTACTGACTTTGCTGATTTAACTTTTGGTACAGCTACAATCACAGCAAGAGGCTGTATGATTTACAACGATACTAATGGTGATAAATCGGTTGCGACCATTGACTTTGGTGGGGATAAAACTTCAACAGCAGGCGACTTCACTATTGTTTTTCCAGCAAAAGCGTCAGGTACTGCGATTATAAGAATCGCCTAGCCTTAAATGGCTAATATAAACGGTTGGGGTCGAGGGACGTGGGGTCAACTTACGTTTGGCGAACCACTCCCAGTTATACTCCCTTCCCCTAGTGGGTTAACTTCAGCATTAGGCACACCGACGGTAGACGCTGAAGCTAATGTAACTCCTGCGAGTTTAGTAGGAACTACAGGCGCACCAGCAGCAGGAGTAAACGCTCAGGCTATAGCTTACCTACCTACTGCGTTAGCAACTTTAGGTTCTGTCTCAGTTAATGTGGACGGTGAAGCAAACGTTTCACCCACAGGCGTAGCAGCAACGAGTGCTATAGGTACACCTACACTTATAACAAATAATAATTTATCAGTTACTTTAAATGCAGCAGTAGCTAATACTGGAGAACCAGTTATAATTGCTAGAGCTATAGTGACTCTCCCAGATGATATAGTA